GTAATTAAAACTAGTCGGAGATCCTGTAAAATTAAAAACTTGGTTTGTGGTTCTATCAATCAAACTATTTAAAGCCGTGACAAGAGGCGTCCCTGTTTGTCCACTACCGATAATATCGCCCCATAAACTAATTGATTGAGTTGGTGCAATGATTGAGTCTACGTATTGTTTATTTGCTCCATCTGTAGGGTTAACAGGATTAGCTAATCCTGTTATACTATTATTACCCATAACCAATGAATTTAAAACGTTAATTGTTCCAGCGTTAATATTACCTGTTGTTGTTAAACTATTGGTAAGTAAATCTAACGTGCCATTATTAAGAAGCTGCATTCTTGTTGTTGCATTTGTACCAAATTTTAAAAGTGCATTACCATACGCCCACACATAAGCTTCATTAGTGCTATTATTAAAGCCAAACCCAACAGCATTAATACCATTATTTTTTACTAATAAACCAGTATCAGTGCTACTTGCATTAGTATTATTTATTGTTAGCTCATAACTAAGGCTATTTGTAGTTATTAAATTAGAAAAACTAGGGGCAGTCCATGATCCCGCACCGTTCAAAAATAAAGATGAATTTGATGGGTAGCCAATTATGCGTGACGGCGCAATAGTTGATGTATCAACATAATTTTTAGTAGCCCCATCCTGTGGGTTTATCGGATCTAAAACATTGTTTAACAAAAAATCTGCAATATTAACATTACCTGCGTTTGTAATTTCATTTAATGTTTTAGTAAGAGTGGTAATAACAGGAACATTTAAAGGTCCTGAACCAGTAACATCACCTTGCAACGTTAAACTTGCTAAAGGAACATTGCCGATAGCAGTATCAACGTACCCTTTTGTCGCTCCATCAGTAGGATTAATGGGTGTTCCTAAGTTAATAAGAGTATATCCCTGAAACGATACGTTACCAGTGCAAGGCAGAGCATTCAAGCCAGTACTCAAGAGAGTGTTAAGGTAATCTTGTGCTTCTGACGCAGAAGATGATGCATCGACAGCAGAAGCCGCGGCTCCAGATGCACTTGCAGCAGCCGCAACAGAATAACCACTTGCAGCACCAGCTGATCCTGATGCGTCTGTTGCAGATGCTGCCGCAGCTGTAGCAGAAGTTTCAGCTGCCGTAGCAGATGTTGCAGCCGCTGTAGCAGATGTTGCCGCTTCTGTGGCTGATAAAGCAGCTGCTGTCGCAGATCCTGCTGCTTCTGTTGCCGATATTGCTGCCGCTGCTGCTGATGCAGTTGCTTCTGCTGCTGCTGCCGAGGCTTCTGTTGCGGATAAACCCGCTTCTATTGCTGACAATGAAGCTTCAAGTGCTGAAAAACTAGCCTCTGCTGCTGCCCCTGTAGCCTCTGCTGCTGATGCCGAGGCTTCTGCGGCTGATGCGGCTGCTTCTGTTGCTGATGCTGCTGCTGCTTCTGCTGAAGCTTCTGCTTCTGCTGCAAGCTCTTCTAGAGTAGCAACTGTTGCGTAATCAACATCAGGTATAGCAATGCTCACAACCCCAGTTAAAGGTGCGCTTTGTAATATACCACCCAATAATAACCCCAAAGCTTGTGAGTTAGGTAAATTAGGATTAGGTGTTTGTAATATAAAAGAACTATTGTTCTGCGATGCAACATATGGTGTTGGCACTACCACATTGTTTATATTACCAACCCAAATATTGTTATATGGTAAACTAGGTAAAGGTAAATTATTGGTTGTGCTAATTGTACCAGCTGTATTGAACATAAACCCATTGTCAAGAGAACTTAAATCTTGACTCAAAGGTAGTTTTGGATTTGGTGCGCCCAAAATAAACGCAGATGCACTTAAATCCCCTAAAATATGGTTTATATTAATAAGCTCTAATTCAATATCAATAAGTTTAGGTGACATTACTGAAAAACCTTGTCTGCCACCAAGGAGGATGTAATTTTCTGTTAACGGTAATCTTCCTGTAACAGGTGATATAAAATTATACAGAACATCATTCATGCGTTTAAATGACCTATAAAAGTTGTAATATTTGAAATATCGCTATTAAAATAATCGGTCACTGAACTTTTATAATATGCTAAAATAGCAGGTGTAGAGTCATCAAGCTCTGTGTCTAAATCAGGTTGTAAGTAATATTGCATTCTATAATTATATAAATTTGATAACGTATAATTAGCTGCAATATTTAATTCTAGTGCAGCAATTTCTTGTGGACCAGTACTCATTGCACCAAGTAGATACATAATCAAATTAGCACCTTCTAGTGCACCTAGATTATTTGCAAGCGTTTGTAAATTTTTAACTTGTTTTGAAGATAATCTCCATTTTTCACCATAAGCTTTTGGATCAAGGTTTAAATCTATTATTTCTTTTTTAGCCTTAGCTAGTGTAGTTGTAGCTGGAAAACCAACATCACCTAAACCAGTTCCTATTGATAAAACACAAAATCTATTAGCAACTGGTTTTATTGCTCTTGCTACTGCTAAGCCAAAAGATGCTGGATTGTTTTGTGTTACCCCACCATCAATATATGAATCTGCTCCTATATTCCATGGTGCAAAATACAATGGCGCAGCACTTGTTGCCATCCCCACATCTGTCATTAAGGAATTTTGACCGCTGAGAAAAGGAACAATGTTGCTGTTGGAAAAATAAACAGGTGTGTTTGTTGTTTGTGCATAATCAGGATTGGCATCATTTTTTTCAAAAGAAGTAACAATTACATTTGTTAAAGCGTTTTGTAAAGTGTTTGATCCGAATGTACTAACTAAACCTGATTTTAACCGCATAGTACCTATTCCAGGTGTAGTACTCGGGTAAAAAGTAGGGTCACTAAAAGGTCCACCAACAATAGTATTTATTTTAGTTAATGTTGATGGTTGGCTTGACGGAGTAGAAGTGCTTGTTGTAAATATCCATTGTCCATCATTTGTAAAAAACCCACTTATATCCGATGGTGAAAGACCTATTGAATATGCCAACGCTTGAATACCACCAATAGAACTACCCGTTATAACATCAAAGTACTTCCATATTTCATTAGGATTTATACCCCACTGTTGGACAAATAAGTCCATGAAAACACAAGATATATAACCTCGCATTCCACCACCATCAAGAGATAACACTCTTATTGTATTTGGATCTGACATTTTAAACCAATTATTTATAAGTTAATCAACAGGTTCCCAAGTGGTTGTAGGAGCGTTAGGATCTACCATAACACCAGGTTGAGGGGGTCTTGGGTTTGGTAGTGGAAACGGATCAGCTTTTATTATAGGGGTTCTCAATTGTTCTTGTGGCACATCTAACCACTTTTGACCTACCCATAAACCAGTCCATATTTTACCATCCCCCGCCCATTCATATTGTTTGTATAATTTCTCAAACATTTCACTTGAGTAATCACACTGATATCTACGCTTTTCAATTTTCATAATAACTACCTATATCATAGTTTATAGTCAAATCAACGTTTTCACTATCATTAGCTGTCGCAACGTTAAATGCTTGTTCATATTCATTTTTCATTTCAGCAGCAACAGCAGGATTGTACTTAATGGCAAGCATCCATGTTAAACCCCATGTAAGAGCGGGTAACATACGAGAAGGTATGTCGGCAATATTATAAAAACCGCCTGCATCTTGCATTATATTAACATATGAGTATTGAAGAACCTGATAAGAACTTGTTGGTGGATACCACATGTTTAATATTGGATTAATCTGTTTGTTAAAATAATAACAACTCGGTTTACCTTGTGCAAATTTTTGTGAAAATGACAAATAAGTATCTCGGCTAACAGGACTCAATTTTAAATCAGTTATATTATTAGTAAAATAAATTTCCTGAATACTTAACGTTTCCCCACCTGTTTCTCTAATTCTATAATATCTAGCTGCAACAGGTACTATGACATCAAACCAAACAGTAACGTCAGTTTTAAATACTTGTTGGGGGATATCTAATAATGGTAACCAATTAACACTATCATTAGAAACTTCTACTATTAATGTGTACGATGTTTCTGTGTTAGAGCATATTCCAACAAAGTTTATTTGTTGAGTGACATTTGCACCATTACTAACCCCATAATCATATGAAATGTTTCCATTTATAACAGTTTGGATACAACCATCAGATAACACACCGTCAAAAGCTTGTTCAGGATCACCACCACCTAACCCATCATAACTTGCACCTTGATTTGATTGTGGTGTTCCGTTTAACTGACGTGTAAATTGTCTTAAATTTACTTGTAAAATATCCGTTATTGTAGGGCTCATCGGATATTGTGACTGCCCTGTATTTAAAGATAAATAGGCAGTATTTAATGTCCACAAATTTATAGATTTGCTTATCCAATCTAATAATAAAAGGTTTAAACTTCTTCTAGCTGAATTTAATTTTACAGGAACTAATTGCTCTGGGGATACCCCAAGACGTTCAAAACATTCCGTAATTAACTCATCGTTTTCTAAAGATTGAAAATTGTATGTAGAAGAAGTAACTAGGGGCATTATACACCTCTAGTATTAGATCGTTTTAGTATTGTATTAATTTTTGTAGAATTCTTTGGGATTTTAGGTAAAATAGATTTAATTTTTTCTAAAGAAGGAAATGTTTTTTTATTTCCCACAAAAGATTTTCCTAATTCACCTTTAATTTTTTTTACCATATTAACCTTGTGACACCTCAATAAAAACAGGCACTAATGCTGGTGCAACACCAGCTAAAGTTGTTAAATATACAATAACTGCGCTAAAAGGAGACGTCACTTGTTCTCTAAACCCATTTGATAGTTGTGCAGCAGTATAAACTGGTTGTGCTGCCCCTGTTGTGGGTATGGCTATATAGTTGTTGTTTCTTGTAGCATATGTTAACGATGTATTTGTCAACGGACCTATAACACCTTTACCACCAACCCCATAGATATTTAATTGACCTGCTGCCCACCCAGCAGCTGCCCCTACAGCATTTACAAACACATTGTACAATGTATTTGGTTGTCCATTATCAGCTAAGTTATTTGCATTTTGTAAAACAATAGCAATGGAAGATCCTGAGCCTATTGTTACCGCTTGCGCAAGATTAATGTTATTAGTAGAACGTACGCTTGTAACAATATCAAACAAAGTGTTGGTAGAAACCGTATTGGCGTTTGGACCTACTATTGTTTCACTAACAACAGTCCCATTGCTAACCCCACTTATAATATATGAATAAGCAGAATTGTTTGCGGCACTAGTTATGCTAATATTGGAAGAATAACCCATGCTAATAAACGACACTTGTCCATTGGGTGAAACTAAAGGTCCGTTTAAAACATAACTATTATAATTTTCTATTTGTGGCTGTGTTCCAATGCTTAAACTCGCAATTGAAGCGGCTGTTGAAGCAGTTGTAGGAATATTAATAGATTTTTTAAAAACAGTCATTTATTTCTTTCCAGTTGGTTTGACAGGTTCTTTTTTTACATCGACAGTCTTAACGCCCTTTTTAGGGGCGTTTTTTAAAAGAATGTCGGCTAACGCTCTGCTGTGACTAGCCATTTATACCTCTATACACCAGTTAATGCAAAAGCACAACGCCAGTTAGTTACACCAAAAGAATATCTTTCTTTTGCTGCAAACCACATATCCCGTGTTGTATTATCCATCCAGTTCCAAGGTTCTAGTTTATCACGCTCATAATGAATTAAACCCCTCTCAGCATCAGTGATAATAATTGCCAAATTAGGATTTGTTAAATAGTTATTAACAACATAGCCTTTTGGTAAAAATCCACCACTAACAATAGAGTTAACATCGTTAACACCTGCAAATGCGTTATTATTCGCTGTACCAACAGAAGTTTTATATGTGCTACCAATAAGAACTTCGGCTGCAAATTGATTTGCAGAACCAACCATAAGTTTTTGACCCATAGTGTTAGTTAAAATCCCACTTAACTGCTTGAAGTTTTGAATACCAACAATAGCTGTTTGTAAACCCACTTCACTAAGCGCAACAGCAGCTACGTTACTATTTGTCTCACCATTATCTAGTGGGTGAGCAGCGTTAAAGAACGAAACACCATCAGCGGTTAGCTGAGTAGTTGTGCCGAAATTAAACACGTTAGCAGCAACTTGAGATTTAGCTGCTCTAAGTGAATTTCTAAGAGCAATTAAATGTTGTGGGAACTGACTTGCATACAAGTTGTCTTTCATTGCTTCCTCAGTAATTGAGAATGAAAGACCATATGTCGTGTGCATATACGTAGTTTGATATCTCACGCTCATTGTATCTTGAGCAACTGACATTCCTTCAGCTTTTACTTGCGCAATACCTAGTGATTTGAATTCATCTTCAAATTCCATTTTTTTATCAGAAGTATATGTTGTATATACAGCTTTCCATTGATCAGGATAAGTGTCATAGTTACCGATTACGGCTTTGACACCAGGTCTAAGCAATGGGTAAATCGATGCGGTGCTTATTGCCATTTTATATTACCTTTTTATTATATTTTTATATTACGCTACAGTTACACCAACATTTCCTGGTTTATTAGCGTGATTATTAATCGTCACTAATACATTTAAGAATGGGGTGTTAAAATAATTACCAGCAGTAGCTACGTTAGTAGGTTGACCATAAGTCGCAGGAACATTTTTAGGATCAGGTGTAAAACCTAACACCCTTAAGTTACCTGCTGCCGCTGGTAATTGTGAATAATCATTCGACCCATTTGTTACAAGTGGGTTAGCGTTTGTAAACGCTAATGATGGGCATGCATAAAATGTAGATACTCCCCATGGATTACCACCTAACGCTGCGTTTCCTTGATTAGCTAAAAGAGGATTGTTTTTATAACCAGCCACAGCGGCTGCACCATTTTGCCAACTTGTAATACCTGTCATTGTTGCAGTAGTATTAACACCTGCCGCTGCCCCAACGTTACTACCAGTCATTAAAGTTATATTACTACCTATAACACGACTATTAACTATCGTAGGTGTGTTATTAGGTCCACCTGTATCTGGCCAAGTCCCATCTTGTATTTGTAAACAAGGTAAAAGCACAAACTGAGTTAGTGCACCAAACAGTGCCCCAGTATAGCAACTTAGCTGAATATCATAAACAACGTAAGGATCGTCACAAATAAGAGCTGTTACAGGCTTACCATTTGTTGCTGTACCAGCTTGCCAATATTCTTGAGATACCCACGTGCCATTAGGGGTGTAATATTCACATCCTTGGAAAACACCTACTATAGGTTGCCCAGCTGCTGCGTTTGCACCAACAACAGTAGTTGCGTTACCCGCCGCTGCTGAGGTAACAACAGGGTTATATAACATAATCTCAGATTGTTTACCTTGATAACCGTTGGCAACAACGCCATATTGGGCGTTTTGTGGTACGTATATTACAGGATCACCTTTATTTAAACTAAAGCTGTTCCCAGATATAGTATAGTTACTGTTTATTTTAATGTCATCAACACCACTGATTAGATGACCATATGTTCTTAAGCCAAACGGGCTATTTATGCCGTACGCCATATTTTTTTTACCATAAGTATAATTGTTAAGAAAATTTTGTAAATTATCTATTAAAGGTTAGATCTACCCATGAAGTTTTTAACTTCCCGTATTGTAACGGCATTTAGCTTTTTGCAGAGGAAAAGCCTAACTCAAAGACACCCTTAACGTTATGGTAAAACGAAACTCAAAGACACCCTTGTGAACTACTTTTCAGTTTCTTACTTCATAGCTTCTTATTACCACAGACAGCTCCATAAGCTTTACACGATAGTCCCTATCGCATCTAATCTTTTACAGATTATCAAACATAATTAATAATGTCAATACATTATTAATTTAAAGAAAATATCATTACTGACACACCTTCTGGGATATCCTCTAAAATCTCACCTGATGCGTCAGATAACACAATAACAACTGACTCTAACTGCCTAACAACATCATAACCAATTCTTGTTTGTAATGGCGGGGTGCTATTATTATTCGAACAAGTGATAAGTACAACGTAGTTTTCATTCCCCATTTGGTTTGTAAAACTTATTGTATATTGATTATTAGTATTATTATATGTAACACCTGATACATTGAAACCTGATGTTAAATTTATTAACCCAGAAGTATTGGTAAACCTACACCAAGCTTTAGCCATGTTAGGGGAGCTAAAACTACCTTCAACTGCTAAATTATTAACAGTTAAATTACCTAATACATCAATTATTGCGCTATTTAAATTGATAACCGAAGCACTCCCATTTGAAGTAATACTAAGCACACCATTTTCATCAACATTTGAGATCAAATCATTATTGATAATAATATTCCCAATTGTTGCCTGTGCAATGGAAATATTGTCATTTAGATCAATAATAGGATCTCCATTTTCTCCGTTTGGATTTGCTATAACAATGTTTGTACCATTGTTAAGTGAAACAACCCCCCACGGTAAACCGTTAGATTGGTTTATTACAACAATCCCAGGAATATAGTTACCTAATGCCTGTATTGTTGAAACAATTGTAGGCAATGAAATATCAACTACACCACCAGGGGGAGTAATCTGACCATTTGATACGACAATAGAAGCATCGTCACTTGTAATATCTAAATTAGAAATACCATTTACCCCACCACCAAAAGGTATTATTCGCCAAAGTCCATTAGGATTACTGTTACCATATAAATAAATTGTTATAATTTGCCCTGCGTTTATAGTGAGTAACGTTGTTACAGTATCGTTTAACACAACATTAAACGCATTTAAACCAACATTATTAAACGTTATTGAAAACCCAGGGCTAGTTAATGTGCTATTAGGTAAAAAAACATTTAAATTAATAACAGTTGCTGATACATCAATCATATCAGTAACTATTATATTGTTAACATTTGAAGAATACGGATAATCTAATTGAACATTTGTTGTCAGTATCAATTCTTGACAAGTTCCTGATGGTGGGTAAAATGCCATTATCTAACTGTACCTATTGTATGGTTTTTTGGATCACGATAATTATAAGCAGGGTGAGTAGCAACCCTATCCCAAGCCATTTTATCGTTTTTTTCTTTTTCTTCAATACTTATCTCACTCTCTCTTTCTAAAAGTATAACATCCCCTTGACAAATATATTTACTGGATAATGGATTTCTTCCCAGAATATCACATATGCGAGTTGGATCTCTATCAATAGTAACGGGCTTCCAACCTCTAACTAATGCGCTATCTAATGAACTATCATGCTGACCCCTAAGACTGGTTCTTTCCCAATAATAGTCAAAACCTTCTTTTTTAATATGCTCAGGTATATCAGTTGGGCTAGTATAATTCATTTTATACGATTTTGACGGTCTTCCTAGTTCTGCTTCAACTGATCTTTTTTCAAAAGCTCTTGATTCTTTTTCATTTTTCATAATTACCTTCTATTTTTAGATTCTTTTATATCTTCAATCTTATATCTCAGATATTCTTTTTCACTTATACCAAGATTTTTAGCATAGTTCTTATCAAAGTCAGTTAATGTTACTTTAATTGTACCGCTTGAAGCATTTGAAAAACTATTGCGAACTCCACCAACATTAGAAGTTGTGTAACCGTCTTTGGGCTTAGTCATTTTAACACTATCTACAAATTCTTCAAGAACGTCAAGATAAGCTTGACTTAAAATCTCATCTTCCCTACCTTCTTTTCGCAATTCTCTATCAAATTTATTTATAAATGCACCTAATTCTTTTTGAATTTTAGGGTTAAAACTATCTGAATCGGGGATTAATTCTGGGTGTTCTTCTAACCAATCTTGAGCGTTTGTTAATTTTATTTGCTCATCATAGTCTTCTGTTGGAACAGTAGGTTTTTCACCATCATTTTCATTTTCAGAAGGAGAATTTTTAGAAACATAACTCTCAAACTCATTAACCTTGTGTAAAAGTTTTTGGTGTATTTCATCTGCTTCAATTAATAGATCAGGATCATCACCAAGTAACGCTTGTTTTTTTAAACTTTTAGCTTTTTCTAAATCATTATACAAATCACGTGCATACAATTTAGTATTATTATCTATTGTTCCATCAAGAGCGTTTTTTAACTCATAATTTTCTTGTTCTAACTTTTGACGATCAGCTAAAACACTTTTACGTTTTTTCTTTTCTAAATAATATTTTTCTCTATATAGATCTGCTTCATTGACAGGTTCTTCTTCAATATGCCTTTCTACATTCT